CAAACTGTTAAAAAGAAAGGGTTTAACTGATTTCGCGGAGCTTCTCTAGTTCCTGGTCTGTAAAGAAGGCGTTTATCCGCTTGGCGAACCGCTTAACCCTGTGGTAAAGGGCCTCATTCTCGCGGCTCGGCTCATACCCGAACTCCTTAAAGAAGTCGTATTTATCGCCTTCAGGCTCATAGGATTCTAAGGACAGACACGCTAACACATCATAGGCCGTGGGCCTCTCGTGTTTCTCGTGGGCGACGATGCTGTTAAAGAAGTTAAAGGAGAACGATCCCTTTTGATCCGTACGCCTCAGCGTCACCCTGTATTTGTCGTGTACGCCGTGGTTTGCATCCGCGTTGCCCCATGGATCGCTAACCGTATCCTTATAGTGGATGCTGAGCCTTAACCCCTGGTCCTCAAGGAACTTTCGCGCCTGGTTCTCATACTCACTCATTCTTATACACCTGAACATAAAAACACAAAAACATATTTAAACCTATCGCTTTGACATTTTACAACCAACTATACCACCCCTAAAGTTTCAAAGTGCCTTCTAAAAACCAAAATAAGTAGATTGTGTTAAAACAGCCTGTGTTTTAAAACGCTAAATCTTTTTGGCTCAAGCCGCGTTAATAATAAAAACCCAGTCATTAAGCTCCATATCCAACCATATTGATGCTCGCACAACCCCATCCATGGATATATATGGATAACTGTTGGTGTGTGGTGTTTGGGTAGTTATTGTTTTTAATAGTATATACTACCCAGTTCAAGGTAATTATCAGTAATCACAAAAAGCATATATAGTTTTTGGTTCCCTATAGGATCGATTAGAATGAAGACAGAATTACCAGAATGGGTAACACAACAGAAAACCTTAACGTGCCTAAAATGCTGGTCTACAGAAGAAACCAAGATAATAGGCTGTAGGGGTCCAAGTTGCCCAAATTGGTTTAAGGTGAGTGAGAAATGACAACCTACGTGGCCACAGTGGAAGAAAGACACATACCGCTTGAAGACCTGGTTCACATAGGCTGGGCGATGGAAGATATACAAAGCGCCATCAGACACCTTCAGCGAACAACATATCAGACCCTAGACGAATGCAAACAACTAGCTGAAATAAGGATTCAGTTAGAGAAAATAGGCGCGCCCCAGGACGAATGAAGCATGATGAGCCACTACAAAGATAAGGTTGAAAAGGGTGCGTGCTGGTGCTCCTTTAAAACCTGTCCACTAGGAAAAGACTTCTTAGAAACTCTTTACTCCTGGAGCGAGGCTAACCCTCTACACCCATATCTAGCGTGGAAAGTATGCGAACCCTGCGACAACGGAGAACAGATAACAGACAACTGGGAACAATACATCTAAACCCAACCCATCTTTTTTTAATCCCTATTCTAAATCCACAAACCCCTTAACCCATACCTTAAACCCTAAACCATGCAGACACAGACACCCAAAGACCGCGACGCCCAACAGTACAAACTAAACATAGCCTACTTGGTGAAACTCTACGGCGTAGATAAAACCCACACCCTGATAGAAGCAAACAACAAATAAACCCCAACTCTTATATATTTTTTAAACCCATAAATACAGGAACATAATATGAAGTGTACTGAATGTGGAAACGAAGCCGTAAAAGTTACCCTGCCCTTCGGCTCTAAATGGTGGTTGTGTAAACACTGTAAAACATATCTAGGCAAAACCTCAAAACCCCACTAACCCAACCCCTATTTTATTTTCCTAAACCTTAACACTTGTAGATAAACAGAGAAAAAACAATAAAGTTTTACAGTTGAGGTAAACCACGGGGAACCCTAGTTATCCCTAGCAGATCCTCATAGAACTTAACCAATTCCTGTAAAGTCTTCACAGTAGCCTTAAGAACCTCAACTTGGGACCGCAATAACTCAACCTGATTTTCAGTGACGGATAACAATTCCTTAACCTGGTTAAACTGAACACCCATATAAGAAGCACCCACTAGCACACCAGATAGGAAACACACCACCATAACAACACTAATAACCCTACTCTGATCCACCTACACCACCATACATACAACACCCAAACAACACTTAAAGATTACGGACACACCCTACCCCACCAACACCATACCAACAATCTACCAACACCCCATCAATAACTAAGCTCCGCTTTTCCTTATCAGATTATTGGCGTAGACACCAATAATGAGCGTATGCACACAATCAACTAGCTGACCCTAGGCTAATCCTAGTTGAAACACAAATACCATATATAAACAAGGCTAAACAGTGGCCACAAACACAAGGCTTTCCCAAAACTAATAGGAAGCCAGACCCCGCTAATAGGGGCTAGTTGAAAATCGCGGTTTGTGTGTATTGGGTTGGGGGGTGCGTAATGTTTTTATGTTTTGGGGTGTTTGTTTGTGTGTTGTGGTTAGGTGGGGTCTGGTGTGGTTCGGCCTGGTCGGGTGGGGTGTGGTGGGGCTTGGCTTGGTGTGGTGTGGCGGGGTGTGGTTTAGATACTCTTTTATGTTTGGTTGTGTGTGTGTTTATGTATGGAGTTTCCTGTTTGGTTGGTCTGGGTTGCTCTGGGTTTGGTCGGCTCTGCTGGTAGGCTTGCGCTGCAAATCTACCGTGACGACAAGTGGCCTGCTGCTCTGCCTCGTCCTGTGAGTCTGCTGTTTCTGGGTGGGCTTGGGGGCGGTGTTAGTTACTTGCTTGGTGAGGGTCATGTGTCGGCTGTGGCGCTTGGCTTCATGGCGAGTGACGTGATCGAGAACCTGCTGGCGGCTATGGCTCCGAAGCCTCCTGGTGGCTAACCGTTGGGCTGGCTGGAGTCTTTATCCTCTTTTTTCTGTGGGGGTTCTCTGAAGGATGAGAGGATTCGGCAGCAGGATGAACAGATTAAGTCTCTTTCTCTCTCCCTTGTTGAGTGTGGGAGGAAGAGGGACGGTTTTGAGTCCGAGAGCATTCGTCTCCAGTCTTTAGCTGATTCTCTTGTGTCTCGGTGTGAGTCCGCTGAGGCTGACGCGGCGCGGTTCTACGCGGAACTTGGGAAGGCTATAAAGGTTCCTGATATTGCTCCGGTGGGCGGCTCTCTTGTTGACCCGTGGGGCATGACGCCTTCTCAGTGGGTGGGGGTTAGACCGCAGCTTCTCAGCGACAACAAGTACCTGGCGTATCCGGAGGAGGAGTGGCTCAGGATTCTCACCCCGGTTCAGGCGGAGGTGAAGCGGGTGCTCGGGTTCCCCCGGAGCGAGGTTAACGACTGCGACAACTGGACGAACGCCACGATATTCCTGGTGCAGGAGGTGTTCAGGAGGGCGGGGTTGAGCCACCAGGGGGCGTTCCTGAAGCTGCTCAGCAAGGCGCATAGTTACTGCGGCTTCATGATGCCCGACCTCTCTGTGAGGGTGTACGACCCGATGAGCGGCGGGGTTGTCGGTCGGCTCGGAGAGACTGGCCCGGGAGACTATGGCGAGGATACCTATAAGACGGAGTTAGCATACTTCCTATCGTAAGGTGTGTGCATGGGTGATATGGTAGCAGAAGAAAACTATGATAACAATGAGAACTGTCCGTTAAGGTACACTGAAAAGTGTTTGTTGGATAAAAGAAACGCGAATATAACGTTGTGTTTCGCCGATTGTTTTGTTTTCTCTTGCCCAAATAAACATATAACGAAAACCCACTATGAATATTATTTTCATAGAGAGCACTTTGGTTTTTGCCCCAATTGTGGGGAACCTATGAAACTCATAGCAAGCTGCGTCGGTAAAGCACTCGGCGGATTTTCTTCCTCGTAAGGTTTTTAAGCACAACGCCCCACGTATAGTTGCCATGAAGGTTAACGTCTGGGTTGAGGGAGGCGGCACCGTGGAGTTTCCAAGCGTGCACCTTGTTAAGACGGGTTTCCACAATGACCTTAAAACGGGTGAGAAACACATATTTGTGCTTTTGGATGAGCGAGAATCCGTGTACAACGTCGTTTTGCTGAACGTTTCCGAGGGTTTTTAGGCTACTTCCCCTGTCTTGGGGTCGAATCTGCCCCACAGGTACATGTAGCGGCACCCGTAGAGACCCCTCTCATGGTTCGTGGTGCCGCGTTTGCTTATCATATCGTAGTCTTCGCCCAGCACGATGAGGCTCTGGCTCACGCTTTTAGGCGACGCCTCGCGGCTGTACACGCTTCTGAGCAGGTCGCTTATCTCGTGGGCTATGAACGCCACGCCGCTGCGCCCCGCAAGTGTCTCCACTACTAGCTGGCTGGTGGCTACCTTCATACCCGGTTCTTCTCCCTCGGTGAGCCGAAATTGAGTCTAGGCACCGGCTTCTTGGACTCCTCTAGGAGGCGCTGGTACTCTGCGAGCCCCTCGGCTAGTTGCTCCGAGTATGGTTTAGCGCTGCGCTTCCTCGCCCGCCACATTCTTCTTCACCGGCGTCGTCTTGGATCGCGTGGGTTTCTCCCCAGTGGCCGCTGTGTAGTCTGGGGTGGAGCGCAGAGCGGCCTGTGACCACCCTCCGAGGTTTGTCTCCCTCTGCTCTGACAGGTGCGCGGAGGTGGGTTTAGTCTCCGTGGCTTGCGTCACGGGCTGCGCCGGGGCGGGGTTCAGCGGGATGACTTTCTTTGGGGGCGGCTCCACCCTTGGCTTGAACCTGTGCGCCGGGTCGTGGTACTCTCCGAGGTGGACGGGGGGTAACTGCTTCTCCTTCGCCGGTATGCCTCCGCCGAGGGCTTCAGTCTTCAGGTGCGGCTCCTCAATCTCAACCGGCGGGGGTGATGGTCCTACCTTCGGCGTGTCCTCGAAGACCACGCGCTTAGCCTTCCGGGATGAGAACGGCGCCCGCTTCTCCTCGCTCACGTCCACACCGCCTTGTTCATAAACTCCGTCGCCATCTTCACCAGTATGGCGGCGTCCGGTCTGTCCTCGTTGCTCACCATGAGGACGAGCCGCCTCTTGCTCTCCCCCGCTATCTCGCGCAGCTCCTTGAGCGCCCTGCTGCTCCTGACGACCATGCCTCGATACTCCCTCTCGTACGCGCCTTTCCGGTACGGGTCTATGAATCTATCGTGTTTGGCTCGGCTCTTAAGGTCGTTGGTTCTCCACAGCGAGTCCGCCGGGGGCTGGAACGCGGTGCGCTTGTTGACGAACACGGCTAGGGGGCGAGGGGTGAGGCGGGATATCTTCATGGCGCGAAACTCGGCGAAGGTGACTGTTTTGAATCCCCGCTCTGGGAGTGCTGTCATACTATTATCTACTTGTGTGTTCTACTATTAAAATGCACTTATATAAGAGTTTTGTTAACTATGGAGTGTGCCACGAGGCGTATCCAAGTACCGGAAGCTTGAGAACCACCCCGACTTCGACGAGATTGTGAGGCTGCTGGAGGAGGGCGAGCCCGCGACGACGGTATCCCACATGCTTGAGGAGCGCTACCCCACGGACAGGTCCAAGCACATCCAACACGACGTACTCAGCAAATTCAGAAATAGCCTAGAGGAGCCCGACGACGAGGATGATGAGGAGCCCGACCCCATCAGGGGAGAGGACGGCAGATACGTAGCCAAGCCGAAGAGGGAGAAGAAGGCGAAAAAAGAGGACGCGCAGGAGAAGGACATCGGTGTGCGCCTCATGGTACTCACTGGCAAGGAGCCGCCCCCGCCCGAGCCCCGGAGACACGTGGACGACTCCAAGCTCATGTCATGGGTGAACGGCGTAGACGGCTTCGACCAGTTCGTGCGCGACATGGTTATCGAGCGCGGCATACACATCGAGCTTCAGGACTACCAGCGCGAGGTGGCTCAGGCGTTCATGGACTACACCCGCGTCGTCGTCTGCACCGGAGGGCAAGTGGGCAAGGACTTGATGATTCTCTCGTACAGCCTATGGCTCGCCCTCACCAACCCTGGCAGCAGCCAACTCATACTGTGCAGCACCCAGACGCAGAGCGTGGGGCTCATGGATAGGACTCTTGAGAACATCAACATGGACAGTGAGCTAGCCGCCTGCGTCGCCAACATAGCCCGCAAGCCGGAGTACGTCCTCTACTTCACCAACGGCAGCCGCATCTACTACCTCACCGCAAAGAGCAGAATCGCTGGCAAGACGAACATCCTCTGCGTCTGGATAAACGAGGCGAGGGACATCCGCGAAGAGGAGGTTACACGCGTCACGCCGCTTCTAGGCGTCGCCGGGGGCAAGCTCTACGTGCTGAGCCGCCCCCGCTTCAGGCAGGGCTACTTCTGGGACATCTACTCGGAGTGCCTCAAGAACCCGCGCTTCAAGGCGTTCCAGATATCCACGTTCCGCAACAAGTACTTTGATAAGCAGGTGTACGCCGACGACCTAGCGACGCTGAGCCCAGACCTCTTCAAGATAGAGTACCTCGGCGAGTTCGCGGACGCGGGCAGCAGCTACTTCAGCGAGCTAGCCATAGACAAGTGCAGCAAGACGGAGTACGACTACCGTGGCATGAACCCGGAGCCCGAGTACGACTACAGCCTCGGAATAGACTGGGCTCGGCTAAGAGACACGTGCGTGCTCACCGCCACCGGCAAGCGCCGCATACACCTCAAAGGCGAACCCGACTTCAAGGTGTTCCACCTCTTCAGCTTCAGCCCCGAAGGATCGGAGCCCAGCACCTTCGACCACCACTTCGCCTACATACAAGTACTCGACAACAGATTCCACTTCCACCACATCATCCCCGAGTCAAGCGGCATGGGCATACCCCTCAGCGACAGACTTGAGGCACTGTGGAAGCAGGAGCACCGCTTCGGCACCGTGAAGCCCTATGAGAACCGCAGCCTCCAAGCCAAACTCGACATGTACAACCACACCAAGTACATCATCGAGGCAGGCGACCTTGAGATACCCAGAAACGCGGACAGGCTCATAAACGAGCTTAAGATGACCAACTTCGGCACCACACTCCACGGCACACTCAGAATAGAGACAACCATCACCGACGACTACGCGGACAGCCTGTGCCTGTCACTCATCGCGTGGAAGCGCGTCTTCGACATCGGGGTAGCCACAGTGAAGCTGCCCAGCGCCCAGCCCGACATATTCACGCGAGGGTAGCCCCCATCTTTTCTTTATAAGGATGAACAACGCCCACTTCACCTAGCATGGGCGCAAACAGCGAAAAGATACTTGACCGGGTGTGGCCCATAACCAGCGTAGACGACATAGTGGGACGCGGCATGTGGGAGGGCCAAATAGTACACGAGTCAGCCCTACAGCGGATGCCCGTGCTGAAGCGCGTGGCGAGCAGACTCCTCACAGACCTCGTGGGCGGAAGCCTAATAGTGAAGGACAGCCGCGCACCCGTGTTCGCCGAGGGCGGGGAAACGGCGGTTGAGCGCACCCCCGAGTACCTGTACCCAAAGTTCATGCAGATGAGCAAGATTCACTGGCTGCTCAGGACAATCATGCGTGCCCGCGTGGGCGAGGTGCTTACGCCGGGGTGGGACATCCAGCCCAGATTCAAGTTGAAGTGCCGCAAGTGCAAGAAGGAGTTCCAGAACCCGGACATCAAGGAGTGCGACGTGTGCGGCAGCAAGCGCTTCGACAAGCCTGACATCGACCAGTACGACAACGTTCGCAGGCTCCTCGGGCTTGAACGCGGCAAACGCTCCCTGATGGGCGAGGGCAGGACGTTCAACAACTTCATCTACAGCACCCTCTGGTACAAGATAGCCCTCGACGACTTCTACTGGGAGCTAAGGCACACAAAGACGTTCGACACCGAGACGCAGACAGTTAAGCGCACCCCCCGCGAGATAGGGGTGCTCGACGGCAGCATAACGTTCCCAGTGATGAACGAGTACGGTGAGTTCACCAGCACCGAGTACTTCTGCCGCACATGCTACAAGGCGCAGCGCATAAAGACGGGCATGGACACATTCTACGACTTGAGGGCAAACGACAACCGGGTGAACCCGAATGACCCTCGGTGCCCCGAATGCGGCGAACCCCTTGAGCAGACCGCGTACATCCAGAAACTCAGCGGAAAGATAGTGGCACGCTTCACCAAGGACGAGGTTATACACAGCAGCGCAGACCGCGTAGACCCCGAGACGTTCGGCATGAGCAAGGTGGTAGCCGCCGTCAAACTACTCTACGTCATAGACTTCTACGACGAGTACAACCTACAGATAACCAGCCACGGGCACGCCAACCAGATACTAGGCATCGAGGGAGCCGACAAGCAGAAGGCCGAGGAGATACGCGCCCACATCCAGAACCAGCTTCAGAGCAAGATAAGGCGCGACGCCCGCACCGGCGAAACAGAGTTCAGCCTAGAACCCATAATGGTGATAATCGGGCTCGACCAGGGCAAACGCATCATACCCGTAGACATCAGCCCCAAGCTCAGCGAGATGCAGAGCATCGAGTTCTACCGCCTCTACGTCGAGAAAGTGGCGGGGCTATTCGGCGTCACCCCCACCTTCATCAACATCGTTGAGCCGGGGCAGAACGCTCAGGCGGCTCGCCCCAACATCGACGTGCAGAACCGCGTCACCCGCCAGGACATGAACGACATAGAGAACCCGTTCAACGACTTCCTGCTCCCCCGCTTCGGGATAACCGACTGGTGCCTCCGCTTCGGCAAGATTGAGAGCCGCGACGAGTTGCGCGACAAGCAGATAATCCTGACCAACGCCCAGGCTGTGAGCCTCCTGCTGTCGGCGGGCTTCGAGGTTGACCTCTCGGAGGACGGCAGAACCTTCACCACGTCGAATAAGCCGACGAACCCGCCGGAGGCGCGGAGCAGGCTTGAGGACGGCAAGATTCCGCAGGACTTAGACGGAGCGCCGAAGAGAACCATGCCCAGCGGCGAGGGCGACGGGGTTCCCATACAGGAGCCGGAGGACGACAAGGAGTGAGCCACCCGAACCAGATAGCCTTAGACTACGCGCTCAAGCGCCTCGGCGCAACCAACACGCTGTACTCCAAGGAGGTTAAGCGTCAGCGCAAGCACACCGCCCACGTGCTCGACATGATGAAGGTGCGCGAGCAGGTGCTCGGTATACAACCCACGCCGCCCGCCACGGTGATCCACCACCCACGGTTCTTCAACCCGCCCCTCTCATGCCGCGACGGACGCCACCAATGGGAGACGGGCTTCATCATGGGGATTCCACGCCTCAAGTGCAAGAAGTGTGGGAGGATAGCTATGAAGGGCAGCTTCGAGGGAACTGAGACGAAGAGGGAGATAAGGGAGCGGCACGTGCCTAAGCCGACGCCGCTTGAGCCAAACTTCACGGTGCATGACGTATGAGGACGATGAATAAGGTAGACTACACCCGGCACCCACGGGAGATACCTGACACGGACGCAGGGAACCTCCGCCTATACTACGAGTTGGAGCTTCTCAGAAGCGAGTACGAGGCGTGCAAGTGCCCCACCAAGTTGCAGCGGTACACCCAGGTGATTGACACCCTCGGCGAGCGCGGACAGTACGTGCCCTTCAACACCGACCTCGCCATCGACAAGGACTTGCGGAAATACGACTTCTACGACATGTTGACGAAGCCCATCCCCACACCCGGAGAGGGCGAGTCCCAGAGTGACTACATCAGTCGGTGCATGGAGGCGATAGGCGGCGAGTACGAGGACAAGAAGCAAGCCGTGGCTATCTGCGGAAGCACGTGGCGCAAGCACAGGAGAAAGAAGTAGGAGGTGAACCAGACGGTAACAGAAGATAAGATAAAGCAAGCAATAGTGCTTATGGGGTTTCCGCCCGACACGTCACCCGACATGAAACTGAGCAGACTCGGCAACAAATCCATACGAGAAACAGTTGAAGAGTTAAGAGTTCTTCTCACGGATGTAGCTGTCCACGTAACTATACCCGTTAAACCAATCATAAAGGAAATCGACGAGAAGATAAAGACGGCGATGAGGCGGGGCAGAAAGCCTAAATACACTTAAAAGCGGCTAGAACACCCATACAACCATGGGCGTAGCAACCCTAGACTACATACGCAAACTCTACGTAGACGAGACACCCCTAAAAGACCTACCCCCAATAGAGCCAGAGCCAGTAGCCCTCTGCACACCCGTCTACAACGCCATACAGTTCCTAGACACCTACCTCGCCCACGTCCTCATGTACGACTGGCCCCGCGACCTGTTCAGTATGAACTTCGCCGTATCGGGGGACGACGGTACCTACCAAGCCCTCAAGGAGTTCGCCGCAACATACGGCGACGACTACCGCCGCATAAAGGTTAAGAGCGTCAAGCAGGTTCTCGGCGGCGAGATGCCCCACGTCCGCAACGTGGTTCAGGCGCGGAACCTCATGATAGGGTGGAGCAAACCTGACATGGTGTTCTTCAACGACGCGGACAACTTCAACCCGCCGGTGAGCATCAAGCGCCTCTACAACGGGCTACGCCTCGGCGCATCCGGAGCCGCTGGCATATACATGTTCCGCCAGTTCGACAACGAGGGCAAGGAGCGCGTCGGCTTCACCAGTTTCTTCCTACACGACAACGTTATGAGGCACTTCTCCATGCCAGGGCGCACCGGCGAGTTCCCACTGGAGATGTTCGGCAGGCGGCTCTGGATGGACGCGGTGAGTTGCGGCTGCCTATTGGTTAAACGCGAGTTGCTGGACGAGCAGAAGTTCTTCTTCCCCACCAGAACCACGATGACGGACGACACCGCGTTCTGCCTCAAGGCACGCGAGAGGGGGCACCGCTTCATAGGCGACTTCGGCTTGATGGTTCACCACTGGGGATACAACGTGGCTCACCAGGAAGTCATGAAGATAGCGGTTGAACTCGACCCCGTGATGGAGGCTAGGCGGGCGCTGAACCGTGAGAAGGGCGTCTATGTCCACCCGAAGGTTGACGGCAACATCAGCGAGGCGGTGCGGAGGCTCATCGACATGGATAAAATCAAGCAGATCGTGGATACTCATAAATAGTCACCAGCCACCACTTTAGACATGGCGTCTGACACACGTGGAGAAGTCTCAGTCACGCCGTTCATGGGCAGAGACTACCTGGTGATATACACCAAGAAGGGCTACATGCGCGGCGGAGAGATACACGCCGGGAGACAGTATAATGTCCTCGTGGAGGGCACCGTGCGGTGGGTGACGCTAAGAAAGAAGGACGCGACGTACGCCGCCCCCGCCCTGTTCGTCACGGAGGCGGAGATGCCTCACATGATGGAGTCCCTCACCGACTCGGTTATGATCGAGTGGCGCGAGAAGCCCCTTGAGAACCCAGTGAACTACTACAAGCCGTACCGGATGATGGTTGAGGAGAGGATGCGGCAACGAGCATAATTGTTACGGGCAGCACGGGCTTCGTTGGGAATAACCTTGTACGCCACCTGCTGAAAACACATCCGGGCACCCCGGTAATCGGATACTCGAAACACACCTACGCCGACAACCCATCCTCCACACTAGAGTTAAGCGACAACCCCAACTACGTAGCCGTGAAGGGCGACATACGCGACGAACTGCTGCTCCTAGAAACCATAAAGAAGCACAAGGTAGAGAAGATATTCCACCTAGCCGCCTCAACCCACGTAGACCGCTCATTCGACTATCCGAAGGAGTTTCTGGACTCCAATACCTACGGCACCTTCACCATACTTGAAGTCCTGAAACACCTAGAGGAGAAGCCCCTGATGATAATGATGAGCACCGACGAGGTGTTCGGAGACGTACCTGAAAAATTCTGTCGTGAAGACGATGTTTTATCCCCCCGAAATCCTTATAGCGCAAGCAAAGCAGCAGCCGAGGCATTCTGCAACGCATACTATCACAGTTTCAAGGTTCCCGTCATTATTACTCGAAGTATGAATATGTATGGCCCGTACCAACACCCAGAGAAACTTATACCAAAAATAATTGTTCGATGTATCAACGACACTCACTTCACGCTCTATGAGGGTAACTCGGTGCGGGGGTGGGCGTTTGTGAGGGATGTTTGTGCGGCATTAGATTTACTTTCTGAGAGAGGCATCCCCGGAGAAATATACCACATTCCGCCTGATGATTACCTCACTGTGTCTGAAGTAGCACAGAAAATACTTGACTTAACGGGCAAGCATGAGTTGTTTGACGGCTACAAAGGCAGACGACTCAAAGACGATGAACGATATGCCTTAGATTGCTCCAAGTTCGTTTACAAGTTAAAATGGAAACCAAAGACGAGTTTTGAGCAGGGCATGAAAGACACGATCCAGTGGTTCATGGATAATAAGTGGTTCTGGTGTAGTGCAACTCACTCTACTTAGAGTTTCCCTCGCCATACCATACCCGACCTCACCACACCCAACCGCATCGTGCCAAACCATGCCTCACCGGACCGAACCACGCCATACCACACCACGGATAGTCTAAAAATAAGGTGGTTAACTATTTAAACCTTACCATACCATACCCAACCATACCCCACCTAACCCCACCAAACCTGGCCGCACCATACCGAACCTTACACTACTAAAAATAAGGGGCTGTGTGAATATAAAAACGTTACTCTACCTCAAACCACGGTACACGCCTCAAAAAATCAATACATTCCACTGGATATGGTTTATGTTCATCCTCCTTCTTAACGGCGCCATGAAGGTACAGCCCCTTCTCACCCAACAACTCACCATGATCAGCGGACACAACCACCGGCCTCCTGAAGAAGGGCAGGTACTTCTCAACCGAGTCGAGCACCAGCCGGAGATTATCCTTGTAGCACTGCCTGAAGAACGCGGGGTCGGGCTTCGCCAGAACAGCAATCCAGTCACCCATGAGTTGCCTGCGCGAGTAGTCGGCGAGCGTCCACGGGTTAAGCCACTTCGTCTTACCTATCCACGGTCCATGCGGCTGAATATAATGCACAATCGCCTTCTCGTAGGGGATATTCTTAGCCACCTGCCCCACAGTGTCTGGGTGAACGGTGCCCAGTTTGTCGTTCCACCCGAAACTCCATATTGGGATAATCCTCTCAAAGTGATTCACTGCATTCCACTTCTGCCCCGAGCCAGCATTCACGTATGGGTGCGCCGAGAAGTACGTCCACGGGTACTTGCCGGGGAACGTCTTGTTGAGCCACACCCATGTGTGGTGCCCCTCGCTGTGAACCTCCTGAAGTTTACCCGGAATCTTATTCAACTTCTTAAACAGATCGAAGCGACAGGCATCTAAGAGTATAAGCGTGTTCCACTCCGTGTTGTGAATCAAGTCATACTGCTCAAGCATGTAATCGAAAACAATAGTCACCACCACGGTTAAAAGCGTTACCCTCTATAATTACTTATTAAGTTGAACAAAACCAAGGGTAATGGATGCCTGACTCCACGGCAGCCACCCTAGTTAATCCTATAAATGACTCCCTATCACAGCTAGTGGACAAGAACGCAGTCATCAGGAAACTCGACCTGCGGGAGGAGCGCGGAGGCAGGCGGATAATCGCGGGCTACGCGAACGTCGCCAACATACAGGACTCTCAGGGCGACATCATAACCCTTGAGGCACTCAGAAACGCGTGGAGTAAGTGGAGCGCGAACCCGGATTTCTGCCTCCTATCCCTCCTCCACAGCAACATCCCCCTGGCGAAAGTCGTGTTCGAGGATGTCGTGGATAGCAAAGGCGTCACACACCGAAGCGGCGTGAATGACACCGGGCTCTACGTGGTCGCTGAGGTGCGCGACGACGTGACGGTGGCTGACGACGTGTGGCGGAAGATCGAGAGCGGCGAGTTCCGGGGGTACAGCATCGGCGGTAGAAACCTCAACCCGCAGCCCACACAGTGCGTGGGGGACAAGTGCTCAAGGCAGATAACGAACCTGGAGCTGTACGAGGTGGCTATCGTGGATAAGCCCGCTAACGAGGTGAGTCTATTCAACATGGTTAAGAGCGACGACTTGGCAAAACTCGCGGAGGCGACGAGGGGCCTCGGGGAGCAGATTCTCGCGGAGGGCGCGGTGAAGATAAGCAAGCGCCCGTGCCCCATGACGGGCAAGTACAGGGTGGTTGTAGGCGCGGGGATAGACGCCTCCAAACTGTTCAGCCCCGACAAGTTCGCGCTAACAGATAAAACCGTCGAGGGGGAGGAGTACGTGAGCCTCTTCGACATCGCATTGTTAAGGCCGGAGTCGGCCCTAACGGGGACAGATGTGGGCGGTGGTGTCAACCCGTCTCCCCTACAGGCGGCAACGCCTGACACACCGAACCCCCCAAGTGGGATAACCTTGGAAGAGAAGAAACCAGAGGAAGTGAAAACAGAGCCGTCTGAGAAAGACGAATCTGAAACACCCAAGACACCGGAGCAGGGAGCAGTAGCCCCCATAACGCTAGAGACCCTCATGGCGGAGCTAGCCCGCGTAACCGCGAGGCTGGACGACATGGAGAAGATACGGAAATCCGCTGCGCCCACCGAGCCGCCCAAGCAGGCTGAGCCGCCTAAACCGGCTGAGCCCGCGAAGGAAACTCCGCCCCCGCCAACACCGGCACCACCCGTGGAGCCGCCCAAGGCTGAGGCGAAGCCAGCGGAGCCGCCCGCGCCTGCGCCGCCACCGGCGCCCGCAGCCCCTCCCTCGAAGGAGGAGCCCGTGGAGACGCGGGGCGTGACGCAGCCGCCAGCACCAGGCAACGTGGGGCTGAACCTAGGGGAACTCTACTCAAAGGTGACTTGGAGCGAGATACACGAGGCGATGGAAGCCTCGCAGAAGAGAAAGTAAAGGAGTGATGACACAAGATGCAACAGTTTAAAACCATTGAGGAGATGGAGAGAGCATACTACGGCGACATCAACTACGACACAGTGCTGAAGGCGAAGGACGCGCTGCTGTCAAGCGACACAGCCGTGTGGCACAAGATACTCGGAGCAAAAGTCTGGAGTTACCTCAGCTATGAGCCCAACGTGCTAACAGGACTCCCCAAGGAGCCCATGAACACTACGAGCTGGAGGGTTGAGACAGCCGCAGGCGACAGTTTCCCAAGCGGAGGCTTAGCCGAGGGCGCAGCCAGCAACTTCACCGACATAGCCGACACCACGCACCCAACCCTGGCAAGCATGACCGCCACCCCGAAGCTCACAGACCACGGCTTCGGCCTAACGTGGCTCCCATACCTGCTGGACGGCAGAGACGACAGCGTGCCAGTATCCTACCTGCGCGAGCAGAAGGGGCTCGCCCACGCGAGGGCGCTCAACGCCGCGCTGTGCCAGGACGTAGACACGCCCGCCAGCAACAGCGTCGAGAGCATCGACAGGGCAGCCTCATCCAGCGCAGAGGCGGGGCACTGTAGCGCAGCCACAGACCCCGACATCTACGGCAAGGACAGGGACGGAAGCACAGCCTACGACGCGAAGGTGGCAAGCTCAGGAAGCTCAGCGGCGACGCTGCGCGAACTGACTGTAAGCCTCATCGACGGCGTGTACAACAGCGTATCCGAGGCAGGCGGCAGAACCGACGTGATATTCACGCGGGCCAACACCGTCAAGGTGTGGAGCAGCCTGCTTGAGGGTGCACTCAGGTACGCGCCGCTCGGAGAAGCCAAGTTCGTGCCCCGGTTCAACGGAGCCGTCGGCGTGGGGCCTGGCTTCGAGGTCGGCTTCAACGTCGCAACCTACAACGGCATCCCGATAATCCCGACGCCGGACTACAACAGCAGCAGAGCCACCGCCAGAACCGGCGAGGTAGGCCCAATCATGTTCGCGGACACCCGCTTCCTGCGGTTCGCTGTACTCAGACCCACCACGTACTACGAGTCGAGGTGGCCCGAGGACAGCATCCCGCTGAACGGGCACGGCATGGAGGGGCACTACATAACGGTCGGCGAGCTGAAGTGCTACAACTTCGCTGCTCAGGGCAAAGTGACGGACATAAAGTAGGCGATACGATATGGGCGTCACTTATACCATAACCCGGAGAGCGAAGGAGGGCAACCGCAACGTACACTACGGGAAGTTCACCATGGTCAGCGGAGACTGTAGCGGAGACCCCAGCGTAATCCGCGAGCTTAAGACGGGTCTGCGCGTGGTGGACAGGCTTGAGGTGTGGGAACAGTCGAACGCCCAGTTGGCGAGCGGCATTGTGACCCCCCGCGTAACCTACCCTGTGTACCGGAGCGGCGACACAACCGTGTGGCCCGCGTACGATAAGGCCGCGATGGTCACGTCCAGCGAGAAGCACTTTGCGAGCGGGAACTTCACTGTGGAGTTCACCAGCACCGCCGGTCCGATACTGTGGAAGGCCACGGGGCGCGTATAGGTTGACTAGCCTGGTAGATTCAGTTTCCGTGGGGCTCGCGGCGAGCCGTTTCTTAATGCGCCGCACAGGGTTTGAGAGGGCGTTGAGAGGGTGTGACTGTGACCGGGGATGATGACGGTAACGGTGGGGCGGGGTTCGTGACTCATAGCGAGTTCAACAAGTACTGCGAGCAGAATGACAGGGACCATGAGCACATCAGTAACGCGATGTGGGGTACGGAGGGCACCAACGGCATGATTAAGGATATCCACGACTTGAAGATGTGGATAAAGTTCATGGGGATAATCGGCGCAATATTCGCGGGGATAATCAGCCCGTTAATCACGGCGTACATCATAAAGATTTTCGGTGGAGGAACCTAAGATGTCAGGCGGAAGAAGCGAGGTTCTGTGGAGCAGCTACGTGACAGGCAACGCGTACGCGTACACGGCGAAACAAGACGTGAAGGGCTTCAGCGAGGTAGCCCTCACCATCATAGCGAACCAGTCGCAGAGCGGCGTAACCTACACTGTGCGCGGCTACCCGTCCAGCGAGGGACCGGCTCTCGCCGCGCTTCTCGCGCCGGGGTACACGAACACGATTAAGGCTGACACGGCGATGGTCAGCGGGGACATTCACTACTTGGTGTTCTCGAACCCGTATGACAAGATTGACGTTGGGGGTAAGAACACGGCGTCGAATTACAGCGGCAGGGTTACAGTCATAGCGACAATGAAGAGGAGAGGATGATAGATGAGTTACACTCTTAAGCAGAACCTTGACACGCCGATACCGGTTACAATCTCAGGCACAGTAACCACCACAAGTTTCAGCGGCGTTGGCGTATTTCTGCCCGCCACACAGGTGGTCAAAATCAGCGGAGAGCAGGTTGTAACCCGTAAAGCTACAAGCGCAGTCATCCTCGCCTCCGGGCTCGCCACGATGGACACTTACACCTACAGCGGCGCAGCCTTCACCGACAAGAACACAGCCTCAGTAGTCGTGGACTACCTCGGAGGCGGAAGCGGGGTATCCTACCGCGTGCGGGGGCACGCCATACAGAACATCGCGCCCGCCATAATCGGCTCAGGCGTGGTGGCAACCTCCGGCAACCAAGGAACACTCACAGTCACCGGCGCATATCAGTACATCGAAGTCGGCGTCGCCAACCTCCAAGCCGGATTCTCAGGCACCGCCAGCGTCATCCTAGCCACCCAGTAACCACAAACCTTAAATACTCTTTTATATCTCCCACACCACTCTAACCCCATATGGCGTGGACACAGCCAACAACAGATTCCTCTCAGCAACCTAAGAAGCCACTCATCCACGTGCTCCTACCCCACCGCGACAACTGGCACGCCGAGTGGGTGGAAGCCACGTGGAAGCCCCTCTGCCAGCCCTCACCATGGTGCGAGAAGATATTCAACCTCTGCCGCATACCCAGCCTACCCAACGCCCGCAACACCCTAGCCAAGATATTCCTAGAGGGCAACGCGGAGTACGCCCTCTGGATAGATCATGATCACGTCGTTGAGAAGCCCACCGTCAAAATCGGTGAGGATAAGGACGGCAAAACCATAGAGGTAGGGGACATCAACCTAGCCGCCTACCATCTCTACCGTGCCCTAGAGCAGTCGGGGGAGAGCATCGTCACCGCCCTCTACCGCGCCAAGCAGCAGCACGGCTTCAACTACGCGATATGGAACCACGCCGTCACCCCCGAGGGCAAGCCGAGCTTCGTGCACGTGCAGAACTGGGAGCCGCTCACAGCAAACTTCTTCGCCGTAGACGTAGCAGGCATGGGCATGATGATGATGCGCCGCAGAGTCCTTGAGGCGATGCGGGGCGCGGGCTACGGCACAGATGAGAAGCCCTTCTTCCACTGGGAGCACCCCGACTCGATGAGCGAGGACTTCGATTTTCTCGTTAAAGCCGCGAAACTGGGGTACAAGACGTGGTGCCTAGCGGACGTGCGTTTAAGCCACATGGGTGACGTGGTTATAGAGTCAACTGGGAACGTCAGGGTGCCACGGGTATGATGCTTGAACTGTTCCTATTGCTGATTCTAGCGATTCTATGTATAAACGTGGTTCTCCTATCCTCCATCCCCAAGATTGTGAGGGATACAGTTAAAGAGGAGATAAGACGCCTATTTGAGGGAGAATGATGCCATCCTCAGTCTACATCACGTTTGACCACCTCAACAAGGCTTCAGGCGCGGGGCAGGTATGCATCAACGAGATAGACGCCCTCAGCAAAACCACCGACATAAAGCAGGTTATCACCAAGGCTGAGATAGGCGCAAGGATAGACAGGTTCTACCCGTTCAGCCCCTTCACCTATGATTACTTTGCCTCAACCCTAGTAAACTGTGAAGCCGTAGACATCGCCCACCTGAGTTGCAGCCCCGCCAACGCGATACTGGCAAAACTCAAGCCGAAGCACTACGTGGTGAACTGCCCCGCCCACAACCTTGAGGACAGCGTAAAGGAGCATGAGGCGCTCACCGGGCAGCCATACCCCTTCGCCCACAACACCGACCCGTACCTGCGCGACACATTGTGGACACACCTCAAGAACGCCGACGCGGTTATCACCCCCAGCAACAGCAGCCGAGACTGGATACAGGACAACATCAAGCCCCAGCAAGTAGTCGTCATCCCACACGGCGTAGACTACCCTATGAAGCCCTATTACCCAAAGGAGTTCGGCAACGTGGGCTACATCGGCGCGTGGGGGCCAGACAAGGGGCTCAAATACCTGATTCAGGCGTGGAGCAGGCTCAACTACCCGGACTCGACTCTGGTGTTCTTCGGCAGAGACGCGGAGGGCGCGGAGCCATTCGTGAAGCACTTCGCACGCGGCGGACGATATAACCTGTACGGTGGCTTCAGCAGCCTCGACGAGGTTATGCCCCTGTTCTCGGTGTATGTTCACCCCAGCGTCTCAGAGGGCTACGGCATAACGGTGCTGGAGGCGATGGCTTACGGCAAGGTGGTTGTCGCATCCACGGGCACCGGCTCATCCATGCACATCGAGGACGGGGTGAACGGCTTCACCTTCAAGCCGCGTGACGTTGACGGGTTGGCAGCGAGGATAGACGACTTGAGGCTGAACTTCAGGGACTACCTCGACGTGGGCAAGAGGGCGAGGGAGACGGCGTGGGGGTTAACATGGGATAAGGTTAAAAAGATGTATGTGAAGCTGTACGAGGAGTTAATTAAATGAGTATAACTTTACCCTTTAGGGGGGGTGACACCGTTGTTGAACTTGGCGGCGGAGAACGCCCCCTAATTAAACAGATACCGGGTCTAAAGAGTATAAATGTCGATATCCGCCCCTTGCCAGAGGTTGATATTATCCGTGACCTTGAGGGAGACTTCAGCGACATAGGGCAGTACGACGGGGTGTTTGCGAACTACCTCCTAGAACACATATCGTGGCGCAAAGTGCCACACTTCCTAGAGGAGTGCTACAAGATACTTAAGCCCGGCGGAGTAGCGTTCTTCGTTGTACCCGATACCTACGCTCAATTACAGAAGGTGTTGCAGAAGAAGCCGGAAGACATAACGCTTGAGGACAGCAGCTTCATATTCGGTGGACAGGATTTTACGGATAATACACATAAGTGGCTTATATCGCGCCCCTTCCTTGAGAGGCTGCTGCGCGAGGCGGGGTTCAGCGAAGTCAGGTTCACGACGCACCCAGCCCCAGATGCCCGTGACATATTCGTGGAGGCGTACAGAGGAGAGGCAAAGATGGTTGAGAAAGAGGATAAGCCCCAGTTGAGAGGCGTTATAAACGTGGATTACAACTACGCCCTTCCGTTCAAGGAGGGCGAAACCATAGTTGAACTCGGCGGAGGGGACAACCCGCTGCGGATAGAGGAGTTTAACATCATCAACGTTGACGCCCGCCAACTACCCACAGTAAACATCGTCAGAAACCTTGAGGAGGGATTCGCTGACATCGGTAAGTTTGATGGGTTGTTCTGCTCCTACGCACTGGAGCACATATCTTGGCGCAACGTCGAGAGATTCATAAATGACTGCTACGCCATCCTCAAACCGCAGACGCACGCCATCTTCGTCATACCCGACACCTACAAGCAGGCGGGCAAGATAACCAGCAAGAAACCCGAGGACATAGACTTCAGCGACAGCCACATGCTGTTCGGCGTACAGGAGCACGGGAACGACTACCACAAGTGGTTCACCTCCCGCCCGCTACTGGAGAAAATGCTTAAACAAGCAGGCTTCCAGAGCGTCGTGTTCACCGACAGCCCCGACCCAAAGGCGGCGGACGTTTACGTGGATGCCTATAAGAGCGTCGAGAAAAACACTGAAAAACAAGTCAAACTAAACCTCGGCTCGTTCACCGTCAGCTTCGGGCACGGCTGGGTGAACTGCGACATACGTGATGATATCAAACCCGCGCTTGAGGCTAAGGGGCACATCTACGAACACTGCGACGTGACACAGCCATTTAAGTGGGGTGACAGCACGGTTGACGTGATAACCGCGCACCATCTGATAGAGCACCTCGACAGGCGTGAAGGCGACCTTATGCTCAAGGAGTGTCTGCGTGTCCTTAAACCTGGGGGAACCATACGCCTCAGCACGCCTGACCTTGAGCGGTTCATAGAGATGCTGCCCCGCTTCAAACTCGTGTACGGCAATGAGTATGAGGTTCAACACAGCGAGGATGACAGCGACGCGTTCTTCCGCCTCGCCTTCTCGGGGCATAAGACGATGTATATCTATCGGACGCTAAGCGAGAAGATGGCTAGGCTAGGCTTCGCGGGCATTCAGAGGGTGAAGGCGGGACAGAGCCGCAGCAACGCGATACTCACCGAGACAGTTGACAGTTTCCCCGATCACTCATTCTACCTTGAAGCCACCAAACCCAGTTCGCCAACAGCGAACGTTGATAAAGAGGAGCGAACACCAGTTATTACCACGGGCAAACAACTTCAGCCATACCAGCGATACCTGAGCGGAGAACTAGAGGAGGGAAGCCAGGATGCAGGTTAAGGGCAAGTGGAACGACATCCACCCCGACGCTGAGATAGGGGAGGGCACCGACATATGGAGTTGGAACTACATCGGCAAATGCAAGATAGGTGAGCGGTGCCACATCACCAACTGGGTTCACATCGGCGACGGCTGCGTAATAGGCGACGACTGCAATTTCCAGCCCCACTCATATTTAACTAGCAACGTGAAAATGGGCAGCCGAGTGTTCGTCGCAGGCGGAGTCCAACTCACGGACATCAAGTACCTGTCAGCGGAGAAGAACCCGCCACGCGAACCCGTCACCATAGGGGACGACGTGGTTCTAGCCAACGGAGTCAGGCTGCTCGCAGGAGTCAACGTGGGCGACAGAGCAGTGATAGCCATGGGCGCGGTAGTCACCAAGGACGTACCGGCCGGGGAGGTGTGGCTCGGCGTACCCGCCCGCTTCCACTGCACGCGAGACATATACGACGAGAAGAAGAGACAACATGAAACCAACAAAATTTAAATTAAGTTTAATCTACTTCACGTACAGGCCGGGCGCCATGGATATGCTCGCAGGTTCTCTCATGCAGCAAACCTACGACTACTACGAACTGATAGTCGTGGACGACATGCCGGGGCGCAACCTCACAACGTACTTCGAGGACTGCGGCATACCCCTACGCTACTACGGCCCCTCAAAGAAGAAGTGCTACCCCGACACCCCCTTCAACCAGGTGAACGCCATCAACACGGGCGTGATAAAGGCAACGGGGGACATCACCATACTCATAGAGGACTATGCGTGGTTACGCCCCAAGACCCTTGAGCGTTGGTGCGAGGTATTCGAGGAGAAGGGGCCAGGCACACTGATAAGCGGCGTAGGCGAGTACTGGGACTACAAACCCCCTGAGAAGATAGACCCGATAACCGCGTGGAACGAGCCCTTCAGCGGAGACACCTCGAAGTGCTCCCACATGGGTACGTGGAAGCCTGACGAGTTCGAGTTCTTCTACAGCGGAATCTCCATGCCCGCGTGGGAAGCGATGAACGGCATGGATGAGAGGCTTGACTACTGGAACACGTGGCCCGCGATGATATGGATTCCCATATGCAAGAGGGCTGGCTTCGAGTTCTATGTTGACACGAAGAACGTCATCGATTTGATTGACCATCGGAGATGGACGACGGGGAGCGATGCGCTGTGGTGGATTAACAACACCTATCGCGGCAGGCAATTCAAGGAAGCGAAGGACGTGAACTGGAATACCGTTGCCCCGAACTGCTTCAACCTTAAGGAGATGCACCGGAGTTGAATGGTGTGATATGGGCGTGCTACTCGCGGCTCGCAGATGAGAACTTCTTCCTCGTCTCGGAGGCCATCCTAAACGCTGAGCGTGAGATAGCGGCGGCGGGGCTTGAGAAACAGACTGACGCCCTCTACCCGCCACGGCGCTTCGAGTACCCTTGGGCGTTCCTACAGATACCCGAGAACTCTAAGAGGGTGCTTGACGCGGGCGGCGGACCGGCGACGTTCCAGTATCTCCTCTCCAAGTACGTACCAGAGGTGTATAATATCGACATCAACTCTAAGTGGATTGATAAGGTAGAGAATGTTAAGCGGGTTACAGGGAAGTTCGGAAACATCGTCACCGCGAAAGGCAACCTGGCTGAGATGCCCTTCGTGGAGGATAAAACCTTTGATGCGAGCCTCTGCGTATCCGTGATAGAGCACGGCAGAGACGCGGAGGCGATCATATGTGAACTGCTCCGAGTAACCAAGGGGCCAGTGCTGATAACCACGGATGTTGGGTACGGCGAGGAGTTGCTTAACCCGTCGGTGCTTCACCAACTCGGGGAGAGGTTTGGGTTCACAGTTCCGGAGGTTCCCCTAGACGCCATCCACAGGGCGACGGCGGGCGGGGAACACTATAAAGTAGCGTGTATAAGGTTGGATAGCCACGTCTCAGCCGCTTAGCGAAACCATGCTCCACCGCAAGAGAGTCTACACGGAGAAATACATATTCGGCGTGGAGAACGACTACACGAACAGCGAGCGGGGGCAGTACTGGAAGAAGCAGTTGAAGGACTGCATGGTGTCCGCCATAGGGTACGCCCTCGGGCTGCGCGACTACGGGGAGACAACAACCGCCTTCGCGGTAAACCTGGGTGACTCATGCACCTACATGGAGCAGATGGAGGCTCTGCTTGGCAAGGCGCGGCGCGTCCCCCGCCTCGTGTTCGAGGTTGGCTCCGGCAGAGGTGAACTCGCCGCCGCCCTAACCGCGTCCAGCGTCCCGTGCATTGCCTCGGACTTCATGGATGACTTTGACAAGGCGCTTGATAGGATTGGGGTGCTCTGGGGCATCAAACCGGAGGGGTTGAACGTGGATTTTGTGGAGGCTTCCCGCCTGATGCGTGACTTGAAGCCCGATACTATTATATTGTGTGAAACCATTGAGCATATACCGAGGAGAGAGTTTGAGGAGGCGTGGGGCAACACCGTGGATGTGTTAAGCGAAACTGGAGGGGTATTCATACTGACTAACTGGGTTCACTTCCACCCAATACCTGTGAACGGCAACGACCACATATGGGAGATAAACGATCAGGTGTACGACTGGCTTGCGTCCTTCGCTAAGGGTGTGGTGTACCGGAATGGGAGTCACCTCGTGCTACAGTTCTAGGAGATGAAAACATGAAAATAGGGTTTATAGGATTGGGGAAATTGGGGTTGCCGGTGGCGGCGACTATCGCTAATAAAGGACACAGAGTCTACGGGTATGATATTAATGGGGGGAAACTACACAAATATGCTGTCGGGATACCTGATACAGGGAGCTACGAGCCCCACCTCTCCGAGCAACTTACCGAGGCTTTAAACTCCGGCAATCTCACATTCGACCTTAGCATGGCGGGAATTGTTGAGGCAGAGTGCGACATAGTGTTCATAGCGGTGCCTACACCAAGTCTGCCCGATAACAGTTTTGACTCAAGTTATGTTGAGAGGGCGTTAGAGGGCTTCACGTTTATCTGTAATATGAGGGGGTGCAAGAAGCCAGTGCTCTCAGTCATAAGCACGGTTCTACCAATGACGATGCGAGAAAAGTTTGCGCCATGCGCTGAGGAATACCAGATAGTCTACAATCCGTTCTTCATAGCCATGGGCACCGTCGTCGAGGACTACAAGGCACCCGAGTTCGTGCTGCTGGGATACGACAACCCCAAGGATAATCCCGCGATGGATACCATGATAAGGTTCTACTCCTCAATCTACGAGGATGAGCCAGTTCAGCCCCCTCTCCTGCACATGACTTGGGAGAACGCCGAAGCCACCAAGGTTCTGTACAACACAATCATCGGGGCGAAGATAATCATAGGGAACTCCATCATGGAGATGTGTCACAACATACCCTACGCGAACTGCGATGTGGTGGTGGACGCCTTTGAGCACGCGACGAAACGCATAATAGGAAGCAAGTACCTGCGCGGCGGAATGGGAGACGGCGGAGAATGTCACCCAAGGGACAACCGTGCGCTAGATTACCTGTGCAACAAATTGAACGTGTCGTCAAACATATTTAACTTCATAATGGAGGCGCGGGAGTTACAGGCGGGGTGGCTCGCATACCTTCTTGTAAACGCTAAACTGCCCGCCGTCATACTCGGTAAGCGCTTCAAGAGCAACAGCAACCTCACCACGGACTCCGCCAGCATCCTCGTCAACACCATAGCGACGGCGCTGGGGGTGGAGACACACTACCACGACCCGATGCTTAGCCTAGAATACTACCCGTCCGAGCCCCACGTGTTCCTCGCCGCGATAAACGAGCCGTGGGTAGCCAACTACCCGTACCCAAGCGGCTCCGTGGTGCTCGACGTTTGGAGGCAGTTCGACAAGGCGGACATAGAGATGCTTAAAGTCAGAGGCGTCAAATACGTTCCCGTAGGGAGGAATGCAGGCGATGAAGGGTAGAGTTCTAGTAACGGGCGGCGGAGGGTATCTTGGCTCCACTCTCGCGGGCGAGTTACTCAAAAACGGGTATGAGGTTGATGTGGTTGATCGGCTCAACTACGGTGACGCAGGAATCAAGTTCCACACGGGGAAACGCGGCTACCGTTTCCACAAACTAGATATAGCCGACACAGCCGAGATGCAGAGACTTCTAGGCAAAACCGATTGCGTAGTTCACCTAGCCGCGCTGGTTGGGGAATCCCTCTGCAATAGCCGCCCCGAGGAAACTTGGCGGGTAAACGTTGAGGGCACGCAGAGTCTTGTTGAACTCGCTAGAGACGAGCATCTTCCTCTAATTGCGGCGAGTACCTGTAGTAATTACGGTGTCACCGATGGATGGGCGACTGAGGAGACTCCACTTAACCCACAGGGATTGTACGCCAAATCCAAGGTTGAGGCGGAGCGAGCCGTATCACAACTCTACTTCCACGCTATCCTCCGATTCGCCACACTGTATGGCGTCTCCCCGCGCATGAGGCTCGACCTGATGCTCAACGAGTGGACGAAGGACATGTTGTTCAACAAGTATGTGGAGGTGTACCAGCCGACGGCCTGCCGCCCCATAGTCCACGTGCGCGACGCCGCCAGAGCCATCAGAGGAATCCTGGATAACCTACAGCACTCCCAGAACCAGGTGTTCAACGTGGGGTGCAACGACTACAACTTCACCAAGGAGGCGCTCGCCGAGATAATCAAGAGCGAGGTCGGGGGCGAGGTTAAAGTCGTGCAGAAGGGCGATCCACGGAGCTACCGCGTCTCGTTCGACAAGATAAGGAGAGCGTTCGGGTTCCACCCAGAGGTTAGCCCCTGGGAGGGCGTGCGCGAGGTTAAGGCGTTCCTAGAGCAAAGTAGCGATTCCTCATCATTTACTAACGCGGGGGATTATGTTGCTTCAAGTGTTTGAACCCGGATTCACCGAGGAGGATGTGGAAGCCGTCTCTAGTGTGCTTCGCTCAGGATATGTAAACGAGCATCGTCTTACAAAGGAGTTTGAGCAAGAGTTCGCCGGATTAGTCGGCTCCAAGTACGCGGTTGCCACCACCAGTGGAACGATGGCGCTGTTCATGGCGTTGAAGGCGGCGAATGTAAATCTAGGTAGCCGCGTGGCTGTCCCGGACTTCACCGCGATAGGCACGATTCGGGCGATCCAACTCACGGGCGCATACTCGATACTCGTGGATGTGGATGACGAGGGCAACATTGATGTCGATAAGGCTAAGGCGAGCAACGTGAGTCACGTGGTAGCCGTCCACAACAACGGGCATCCATGCGACATAGAGGAACTTATAAGCCACTTCGGGAGACAGAGCGTCATTGAGGATGCCTGCCAGAGCATTGGTTCACATTATAATGTTGACAAGCCATTAGGATCAATTTCTGGAATGGGGTGTTTTAGTTTGGCAACCACAAAAATTTTAACTTCTGGACAGGGCGGTGTCGTGGTAACAGACGAGTATGATACTTACGAGTATCTTCAGAGGATGAAGAACCAAGGCAACTTCCGTGGCATTGATTCGCCAGACACCTACCTCGGCGAGGGTTATAATCTTAAGTGGACGGAGTTGAACGCCGCATTAGCATTATCACAGATGAAGCGATTGCCACAAAGAATAAGAAGGGTGCGTGAAATAGTTGGGGCATATAACACAGAAGGCATTCATAAACTTCCTCCATTAGGGGTTCTACCATGGCGTATAACTGTCAAGGTTCCAGCCAACAAGAGAGATAAAGTGATTGAGAACATGAGGGAACAAGGCGTCAACGTTCAGCCGTTCCCCAAACCAATACATATTCACTACCCTGTAGGCGAGGAGTACCCATACGCGGAGAGGTACGCCTCAGAGGGAATCTACCTGCCCTCATCCTTCACACTCACAGACGAGGACGTGCAATACGTGTGTAACATATTCAAGGAGGCTTCTAAGTGAAGATAGCGTTAATAAGCAGCGTCTTCTTCGGATGCCCAAGCCCAAACTACGGAGGTTTGGAAACCGTGGTTCACAACCTGTGGAAGGGGCTGCTCAGCAGAGGGCACAAGGTTGTATGCTTCAGCCCCACTCCTACGCAAACCCCTAAAGGCGGGTTCCACTACAACATAGGGCAGGCGCTAACCCGCGTGGATGTTAACTGGCTCGAAGAGGAGCAGAGAATGTGGCTGAAGTGCGACAGGGCGCTGGACGACTTCGACATAATTGAGGGATCGAATTGGTTCGGCTTCGAGTACCGCAGCAAGGTACGTAACCCCTCATTGAAAGTCTGTCACCGCCACCACGGGCACATCAACTACTGGCTCGACGCGGAGCGCAAGAACCCTTGGTGGGCCAAGCCCGCCCCCTTCAAACTGAACATGATAGCCATCTCTCAGCACATGAAGAGGCTCTACGACTCGGGTTACAACGGAGCCGCGCCACGGATACCGAGCGAGTACTGCTACAACGGCATAGACACCAGCCTCTACCCCTACCAGAGAGACAAAGGCGACAGGCTACTGTTCCTCGGGAGAATCGACCCCATCAAGGGCGTCCACACCGCCATAGAGGTAGCCGAGAAGTCTTGCACGCCAATCGACATCGTGGGCGCAACCGAGTTCGTAGCCAACAAGCAGTACGTCGAGGACATGCGGAGGCGGTGCGCCGAGTCAAAGTACGCCCGCTTCGTAGGTGAGGTCAGCCACCAGGACAAGGTTAAGTACCTACAGAACGCGAAGGCACTGATAGCCGCATCAACGTTTGGCGAACCCTTCGGGCTCCACTTCGCGGAGGCTGGCAGTTGTGGTACAAAGGTCATAACCACGAACGACGGCGCGGCTGGCGAGGTGGTGGCGCACGACGAGACGGGGTTCGTCTGCAACTCCGTGGATGAGATGGTTGACGCCGTTAAGAGGCTTGACTCGCTTGACTCGTATAGGTGTCGTGAGCGCGTTGAGAGGCTGTTCTCGTTGGGTGCTCTGGGTGCGCGAACCGAGGAATTATATAAAAGAATTGTATACGAGAACAACGAGTGGTGAGCACCCGCTTTTCTTTATAAGGATGAACAACGGCAAACAGAGTTGATACTCTGTGCAGGGATGCGTTCTCCACTATCCGATGAATGAGGGTTCGGGTGACACAGTTGCCGATTACTCGGGGAATGAACGCACAGGAACTATAACTGGTGCTACGTGGGTTGATGGAAAGTGTGGGGCAGGATTAAGTTTTAATGGACAAAATAATCTTGTAATCATTAGTAATATGGTTGGAGTTGATCCAACATCTATTACTATATCTGCATGGTGTAAACTTAGTGGTTTAACTGGGACATATCAATTTATTATGAATTGGAAATATACGGATGTAATATATGTGGGATATATAGAAGGTGGTGGAACTGCTAAAGCTAGAGCATATATAAAAGACGATGATGGAACCGCCAAATATTTGAATGGAGCAGTTGATTTAAATGATGGATTATATCACATGATCACATTAACTTTTGATGAGGTTTCGGGTAATGGTAAACTTTACGTTGACACCGCGCAAGTGGATAGTGATGTATGGGGGGCAGGATCAACCCTGCCTGTTAGCACTAAATCTATTACAGTTGGCGGCTTTGCTTCATCCTACCCTTTGAAAGGCATAATAGATGAGGTTTATGTTTATAATTATGCTTTAAATCCATCAGAAATATTTGCTCTCTATAAAGAGGGGTTATACTGTGCCGTCGATAGAACGAGGGATGTTGAAGTCAGAATGCTGAAAAAGGACATAGAGGTTCACACCCTAAAGAGAGACTTAACCGTTAAAACGCTGAAAAGAGACTTAGAGGTGAGAATAGCGCAGTGACGTGGGCTTCAAAGAAGTGGACATACGGCGAAAACCAGTTCTTCACCGTAAAAGAGTACAACGACACATCAGGGTACATCCCAAAGAACGTATCCGGCTACACAATCACACTCAAAGTGGAGAAAGGCTCAACCCTGCTAGTCAGCGGAACCTGCATCATCGCAAGCGCCACAACCGGGTACATCTACTACACGATGGGGAGCGGAGACTTCCCCTACACCGGCACCGCAAACTACGAGTTAGAACTGGTGATGAGCGGAGTCAAAACCTTCACAGAAACACACCAACTACACGTGGGGAACGTGATATAGAATGAGCGTAAAATTAATTTGTATGCAATGTGGGAAAGAATATAATGTTCGACCATCATGGGGTCAATCTCGTTTTTGCTCTAGAGAATGTTGGTATGCCTTTCAAAGAGAAAATATTGATAATAGAATAACAAAATCATGTGAATTTTGTGGCAAAGAATTTAAGGTTTATCCCAATAGAAAAGAAAAAGCCCGGTTCTGTTCTCACCAATGTTATTCAAAGTCTTTAAAAGCCAGATATGAAGATTGTATAAGAATTTGTGATTTCTGTGGAGAAAAATTTCTTGTATCTTTCCCATTAAAGAAAAAAAGATTTTGTTCTATTACTTGTAAAAATAAATGGGTTGCTAAAAACAGAAACCCTAATTGGCGTTTAGGAGTTATAAATGGGCATAAAAAACGTTCATATGAATCTTATGAAAATGGAATGAGGGTTCTACAAAAATGGGTTAAAAAAAATGGCGCTTGGAATAAAGGAAGAGAAATGCCTGAAAAAACAATAATAAAAATGGTAAAAGAAAAAATCAAACATCAACTTAAGTTTGATAATTACAGTAGTTTGGAAGACATTATGAGAAAATATTTGGTAGACGCGGGAAGGGTTTTTCTTCATAATGAACGAATAGGTAGATATGTTGTAGATTTTTTATTACCTTTAGAATACCACATAATAGAAGTGGATGGATATTTTCATAAATATGATGATGATGAAAAAACTAAAAAAAGAGATTGGTTTTTAATGGAAAAAGGTTATACAGTAGAACATGTAATAGAAGAGGAGTTGAAACAATATGTCTGAGGTTCAGGTTCGCTGGACGAGCGTAGAGGACATCGAGAGATACCTCCAAATAGACTTGGACTCCAACACCAAGCCAAGCAACGCACAAGTACTCGACTTCATAGAGGAGGTGGAGAACGACATGCTCAAGGAGGGTTGGGGCAGCCAGACGGCGGTATCAGGCACAATCATCCTCGTGGAGCCGACGCACGCCGTCAGCAGGGGCAGCGTAGCGTGGTGGATACAGGGGCTCCCAGAGACGGAGCAGGGCAGGCTCGTTGTACCCCCGTACCGCCCCATCATAACCGTCACCAGCGGAGCCTTCTTCAAGAACGACAACAGCCTCAGCGAAGCCCCCAACTGGGAGCTACTCGACTGCAAGGACAACGTGCCCGCAGCCACCGACACCGACTTCACCATCATCAAGAAGGAAAACCACAAGACGGGCAACTACGACGGCATCGCCCTC